ATTATGATGCCAGTCACCTAAGAAGAAACATTTTTTAATGCCTCGCTTAAGAGCCTCGTCTATCATCCATGTAATAAAATCTTCACAATCTTGATTATGATGTCTACTGTTATTCTTCATACCGAAGTGGATATCAGTAAAAATTACTGCTTTATCAAAAAACATTTATTCTCCAGTTTTGATTTCTTCGTCGTTGTCTTCGTCAGCGTATTCAGTTACTTGACCTTTCTTTAAGGTTGGTGATATTTCTTTTAATTTAGTTTCTCTAGTAATGTGTGCAGCCCATTCAGCATTGAATGTTCTTGTGCTACTTGGGTTGAGTCCTTCTTCTTCCAATAAATCATCTCTAATGTTTTGACTACGTTTTTCTAAGTTAAGAACACGTGTAAAACTATTATTAATTGCGGCTGTATAATATGCAAATGGGTTTTGTGATTTAAGTTCATTAAACTGTAAACCAATTTGTGCAAGCTGTAATAGTGCTTGTCCACGCATTTCGTCTACATAAGTGTACCCACGCCAGTTACCACGCATACTATATCGTTGACACAGTTTAAGATACATACGAGCTAATGTGTCGTTTGTTTTACCATGTGTAACGCTAAAGTGTCCATTATCTTTACCACCATCCCAATGACTTCTTGCTACTTCTGTCCAATCGCCTTTTATCATAGCATAATGTTTGAACGGAGGGAAGTTACATTTAGAATGTAAGTCAGCTTCTGTTTTAGGTTTGTTTTTTCTGTTCTCTTCAGGCACATGTTCAAACGTCATTACACGTAATACAATATCATCGTCCTGTATAGTGTCAACATCGACTACATAATCTGCAGCCCTTGGCTTAGTTTTTCTTCCTGTTAGCCCTTGTTCCCAACGCTTAACCTCTACTTGGTGTGCAAGTTTTTGTAAACGTGTTGCTCTAATTTGTTTAGCTTCGTCTGTTGCTTCTTTTGTTACTTCGTTAAAGCCAGTTACAATTAAATCGTAGTGTAAATAATTATCATCTCGTGTCCAGCAATAAGACATTTTGCTATTATGTATCTCTCTTAACATATCTTTGTTTGTTAAGTAGAATGTTTTTGTTGATTTTTCCATTGATTTTTCCTTTATTAGCTTACATTATACTAAATGAATGCAGTTTCGTCAACCACTTATTTTAAATTGATAAATACTACGAACGGAGAGTAGTATCATGTTAATTGAACACATTTTAAAAGAAGGAGTAAGCGACATTGCCGTATTCTATGGCGGTCGATTCCAGCCTATGCACAAAGCACATCAAGATGTATATAATCATCTTGTAAACAAGTTTGGTGCGGATAATGTATTTATCGCCACAATGGTGTCTGCAAAAGTGCAAGGACTTATTGCAAAAGCAGATGCAACAGGAAAACTTACTGATATTCAACGAGGCGAACTCAGTAAGAATCCATTTACATTTGATGAGAAGGCATCCATTATGAATAAGATGTTTAATATACCTGGGGATAAGATAATCAACACAAATCCATATCGACCAGATTTAGCAGCTATTGGCAAAGACCCAGAAACTACTGCAACAATACTTGTTTATGGTGCAAAAGATGCAGACAGACTTGCAACAGGTGGCGAAGGTTTCTTACATAAGATGCCAGACAATATGGACGAATTAATTCCAACTGCACAAGATAGAGGTTACGTATACGTAGCACCAGTTATGCAAGGTGGAATGAGTGCAAGCGACTTTAGACAGACAATGGCAAGCGAAGCTAGTCCAGAACAAAAACAACAAGAGTTTACAAAATTCTTTGGTAAGATGGACCCTCAAGTATTTGGGTTTATAGAAGAGAGGCTAACGTAATGGCAGGTATAACACACAAAGCAAAACTAGTAATGAAACAAAAAGGTAAGCCATTTGACGCTGGTACCGGAGGATTAACGAACCACATATTAAGTCCACTTGTACATGCCGGAGGAAAAGATCTAGGAATAGTATTCCCACTTACTCCTACTATTATGATGAGCCACAGTGCAAACTATGGAACACACGAAACAACTGGATCCATATCTCAACAAAACTTTTACATGAATACTCCAAATCCTAATATGTCAGTAACAGCTATGTTTGCTTCAAACACAATAGAAGAAGCAAAATATACAGCAGCAGCATTACATTTCTTAAAGTCTTGTATGAAATCAGACTTTGGTATTCAAGCAGGCGCTAAAGCAGGTACTCCACCACCAATACTAAAATTTAGTTGTTATGGAACAGTACATGCCAAAAATGTTCCCGTAGTGCTAAGAAACTTTACATACACGTTACCAGAGGATACTGACTACGTTGAAGTTAACATTGGCGGTGAACTGATCAGCGTACCAACACTAGTATTAGTTGCAGCTGAATTAACAACACAACTTACACCAAAACGAATTAAAGATAACTTTAACATACGAACATTTGCAAGCGGCAATCTACTTAAAGGAGGTAACACTAATGGCTTCATATAGACAAGATAGTGTATACAGAAATACAAGCACTATTAATAATCAATACCTAGATGTACTTGACGTAAATAGCATTGATGTAAAAAATACAACAACAACTAGCGTAACACTAGACGCAAAGTATGATGAGAAACCAGACTTGCTAGCATATGACTTATATGGCAATGCTAAATTATGGTGGGTATTTGCATTATTCAATCAAGACAAATTAAAAGATCCAATAATAGACTTTAAGGAAGGTGTAATTATTTTAGTCCCTACAAGGTTCGCATAACATGGCAACACTACCATCACTATCTGATAGAAATAACAATCCATTAAACATTAGAACAAGTAATGACACCTGGGTGGGCGCCAAAGGCAGTAATGCTGGCTTTGTTAAATTTTCTAATCCAGAGTACGGTGTACGAGCAGCCGCAAAGAATTTATACACAAGTCAAGAAAAGCATGGAAACAATTCAATAGCTGATATTATAACAAGGTGGGCGCCTCCGGGGCCACCAGACTACAATAAGACTGACGCATATATTGCTAAAGTAGCAAGCGATTTAGGTGTTGATGCAAATGCTGACTTAGGATCATTAAAAGACAATCCAGAACTCACTGCCAAACTAATTAAATCAATGGCGCACCAAGAAGGCGCAACAGTAGGTGCTGATGGCAAATACACAGATGCGATTCTAAAAACTGGTGTTAATTTAGCAAACGGGTCGCCATTATCTGAAAACCAACTTGCAGGACAAGAAACTGATTTTAATCCAGGAAAGTTTGAAGGCCCAAGAAACGAATACGCAAAACAATCTACAGACACTGCTTCAGCTAAAGGTACTAATAAAAACAAGATTGCTAACACATCAGACTCTGTTATAACTCCTAACTGGATGAGTACCGTAGACAGCCCCTCATATAAATGGACGCTGTATATTGTAAGCAACGAAGTATGGAATGACACATCAATCTTATATGGCAATGATACCGCAGCACTAACCGCTGATAAAGCAAAGATTGTAGCCGAACAAGGAGTCACTACTGAGTTTACATTAGATAACTTTGCAATGGCGTCAAGAGTTACACCAGGACAAGCACACGGTAATACTACACCAGGTATAATACAATTTGATTTATTTGAAACGTTAGGCTTTACATTTTTAGATAAAGTTTTACGAGCTGGTGTAAAATTAAACAAACCTCAAAATTTATATTCTCAAAATTATGTATTAAAATTAGAATTTATTGGCAGAGATGCAACCACCGGAGGCAGTACTAAGTACCCAGGTGTTTTCTTCTATCCTATTCGTATAAGTCAAATTAGAAGCACAACTAGCCCAGGAGGCACCAGGTATAATATTGTTGCAATGAATTTCATAAAGGTTGCACTAACGGAAGCTGTAACGCATACCAATATTAACGTTAATAACTTTAACACAGTAGACACATTTGCTTCACAATTACAAGCTGGATTAAATGCAGCCGAGCTAAATAAATTGAGTGAAAGGGAGATAACGTCCGGCGGCGTTCAAGCAAAGACGTTTCAAATTGTATTTAATCAGTCAACAAAAACAAAAGCAAGATACACCAAACTAGTTAAAGATTTTACACTAGACTCACAACCGTGGGTGGGTGTAGTGGATGCAACAACAGCAGCTGGCCATGCTACGTCGCTTACAAACGTAGATATGGCACAGCTAACAGTTAAATCTGAAACTGCATTACCTTCGTATATAAAAGACGCAATACAAAAAAACTGTCCTACGTGGTCTAAATTTGTAACTGAAATGAACGCACTAGAAAGAACTCCTTATATTGTAGTTACACCTGAAATGTCATATGCTAAGATTGGCCAGAAAGCTACATCAATAGTTAGAGGCACATTAACCGAAGAGGATGGTACTGCATTTGAACCAATTATAATTAAATTAACAATCGCAATAGGATACTCTGGAACTGTTCCAGCTGAAGGCAGTCATGTAACAAACTTTACTGATACTAATTTTCAAAATGAAAAATTTAAAAACATGCCTATTGAAAAATTATATACATATCTATATTCAGGAACAAACATAGAAGTAATAAATTATCAACTTGATTTAGAAGCATTATTTGTAACAGCAAGAACTCCCATGGATGGTTTTTATCATGCAGATGCAATGCAACAGTTTTCGGGTTCTATAATAGATACTACTACGAAAAATCCAAGACCCGCTGAAGACACTAGCGTATACTTAGAAGATACTAAGTATAATGTTGATGCATTATATAATGATCTAGTTAACTATGAAAAAAGAGAACTATCGATAGAAGAGCAAGCTGGAAAATCTACAACAGATACAAGTAATTCATTGATAGCAAACATTCTATCAGAATCAGCAAGACGAGAACAAGATGCAATGTCGTTGTCAATTGAAATAAAAGGCGACCCATACTGGATGGGAAATAAAAAGAATGTGGCTGTAGATGGAACAGTATCATTGCCAGACTGGGAGACACAAGATGCATTAATAGCATTTTTACAATATAATCCTAACGTTAATGATCTTTTAGAACTTCAAATAAAAGGCCCTGTTGATTTAGTGTCTTCGGGTATTTATAAAATAATCTCAATAGACAGCAGGTTCCAAGGTGGAGCGTTTACACAAACATTAAACGGTATGAAAGATATAACAACCAATACATTATTAACATTACCGCAATTAATAAAATTAGAATACGGAGGATAACATGGCAGGAATACTAAAAAGTGACGGAGTAAAAGTTTCAAAAAGAGGGCTGCAAGGCGGCTCAGAAAATATTAATACCCTGCACGGAATATATATTGCAGAAGTAATTACTAATACAGATAGTTTATATACAGGAAGAATAACTGTACGAATCGCTGACTTCGGTTCAAAAGACACCGAAACTATATGTTTATTAGCAGTTCCGTTCGGCGGACACACTAAAATTTTAGACAGCGGAAAAGACGTCACACTAGATAGCGAAACGCCAGTAAGTTACGGCATGTGGCCGCAACCGCCCGAAGTTGGAACAAACGTAGTGGTTGCATTTACGAGCAGTGTGGAACAGGGCATTGTAATTGGATCACTTATAGCAAAAGACAGAAATGCTATGATGGGCGGAAGATCAAGTGGCAACGTTTATAACGGCGGTGATGTAATAACTGGATCTGCAATGGAAAAAAATCCACATGATAACAATGATCCTGATACTAAGCCAGCAGACACTAAAATGCAAGCAATATTAACCGAGCAAGGATTAAGTTTAGATTACGTAAGAGGCCATAGTCAAAGTAGTGCGAGACGAGAGTCACCAAGTAAAGTATTTGGCATAACAACACGTGACGGTCATGTGTTTACATTAGATGATGGTGATGAAACTGGAACAAGTAAAAACATTAGACTAAGAACTAAAGAAGGCGCTCAAATATTATTAGACGATACTTCAGGATTTATATTTGTTACAACACAAAACGGAGATGCTTGGATTGAAATGGATAACGACGGTAAAGTAGACATTTATAGTAAAGGCGGAGTAAGCGTTCACACTGAAGGTGATTACAATGTACACGCAAAAGGCAGTATTAATATGGAAGCCGAGCAAGGTGTTAATATAAAAAGCACCGGCAGCGATGGAATAAAATTAGAAACAAGCGTTGGTGGAATAGATGTACACAGTGCATTAGATATTAAAGTACATGCACAAAACTATCATCTGAATGCTGTTGGAAACCTCATTATGGTTGGCACACAAATAGATATGAATGGGCCAGCAGCTAAAGCTCCAACAAAAACTACAATACAAAATCAAACAGTAAACGATAATGTACTAACAAGTGCAGCAAGTAGAGTACCAGAACATCATCCATGGCTTGGTGTTAAGGGAGTTACAGAAAAAGCACCAGTTAATAAAGGAAGAACATAATGCCAGTTACTAATTTACAATCAACCGTTGATGCAAAAAATCTAATAGACTACAGTCTATTTACTGACATAGATGCAATATCAACAAATACATTAGTTAACTTATCTGACTTAGAAGCAAGTGATAAAATAATTAACTTTAAACTTAGATTAATCAATTGGAAAGGATATAAAAGCACACTCGACGGCGTAACAACAATTGGATATGCAAGCAAAGATGCTGATGCAATAGCAGGCACTGGATTAATAGAATCAGCAGCCTATACACTTTATTTAGAAATGTTTAAAGATAAAGAACGTATATTTAAAAAAATATTTCCATTATCAACACTCACACAGTCGCAATACGATGCCATGTTAAGTTTATATATTGCAACTAGCACATTTAGTTACGTAGGAACTGAAGATAGAAAGTTTTATATACTAGATGATATTAAAGATAGAAAATGGGATCATGTAGCAACTGCATTAACACTTAGTGGACTTGACCGAACAACCAGACAACTTGAAGCCAAGATATTAATGTTAAGTGATTATGGCTCTTATAAAGATAGGACTCTTATTAAAGAACAAAATTTACAACGTCTTATTAAAGATTATAAAACTAACCAACTTACAGACGAACAAAAAACACAAGCAGAGTATGTTTACTATGCTGAAACGAATAGATTCTTAGCAAACATGACTGAAAGTAAAAAAAGACTTTTAGTAAAACAACTAAGTTAAAACCCATAAATACTTTATAATCACAAGGAATATAATCTTGAATAACAGTGTATTACTACTGAACGCTGATGGGCAACCATTATCAATATTACCATTAAGCACCGTTAGTTGGCAAGATGCAGTCAAGGCTGTCTTTCTGGAGAAGGTGCGTGTAATTAGAAGTTATGATGACGTGTACTTACATTCGGAATCAATTACTATACCGTGTCCTAGTATAATCATGTTAAACACATATCATAAGCAACCGGTTAAAGCAAAATACTCGCGACGGAATTTGTACCTAAGAGACGATCATTGTTGTCAGTATTGTGGTGATCAATTCATTTTTGCCGAGTTAACAATAGATCATGTAATTCCTAAGTCACGCGGTGGTAGACTTACGTGGGAGAACACAGTAAGTGCATGTGGTCCATGCAATGTTAAAAAAGGCGATAAGCTATCAACCCCAATCAACATCCCAACTGTTCCAAGTTGGCACAAGATAAACTACTCTGAAAAGACACATCAAATAATAATTCCATGTTTATATTGGCAAGATTACATAAAATGGCCAGAAGATAAGCTAATTCTCCAATCATAAACTACATAGATAATTAATCGCATAAATAGTTGTATGAGTAATATAATCGGCTATACAACAATAAACAATCCCTACACTAGTCAACGTCTGACTGGCATAGATTTGGCTAAGCAAGACTTACTAAATCATTTCAAAATCCGTAAAGGAGAGAAATGGACAGACCCTACATTTGGGTGTGACTTGCCACTATACGTCTTTGAACCACTGGATCAATCAACACTGGATGCAATAGAAGAAGAAGTATATAACGTAATAACATACGATCCAAGATTTAATGTTAGTAATACACACGTTAAAGTCAATGCAGACAAACACGCAGTTACAATTAGTGTAGAACTTATTTACTTACCAACAACAACTGTAACAGAGTTACAGATTAAGTTCGACAGAGAATTCGAACAAGACGCAGAGTTTTAATTATGGCACAGAAATCAAGACAAAATAAACTATTTGCAGCTGAAGACTACACAGTAATTTACGAATCATATATTAATGCTAACTTTCAAGCATTTGATTATGATACAATTCGTTCTGCTATGGTCGATCATGTTCGCAATAATTATCCAGAGAACTACAATGACTGGGTAGAATCAGCTGAATTTGTATCACTACTAGATGTAGTTGCACAGTTTGGACACAACTTAGCATACAGGCTAGACTTGAATGCAAGAAACAATTTTATAAGCACATCACAAAGACAAGAATCAGTTTATAAATTAGCAGAATTTTTAGGATATCAACCACGACGTAACGTGCCAGCGTACGGTGAGATGAAAGTAATGAGTGTTAAAACGAACGAAGCAATTATTGGAAGTGCAGGCGATAGTCTAGGCGGCAAAGATATAATGTATGAAATAAGTAATAATGTTAATAATTTAGATGACTTTATTACAGTTGTTAATGCAGTTCTGGAAAACAATAATCAATACGGTAGTCCAAAAAAATCTGTAGTAATTAATAATGTAACAACAGACTTCTATGATCTTAACAATACTCCCAACCAAATTAAATTTGATGTAACTGGATCGGTACTAGGTACATCTTCTGTATATAATGTTATAAGCAGTGATTATGATAATACAGCAACAACATTTACAGAAAAATCTCCAAACCCAGTAGGTAGTGTCGGAATTTATTTTAAAAATGATGGCAAGGGCATAAAGAGTACTAACACGGGTTTCTTTTTTGGAGTTAAACAAGGTAGCCTGTTCTATGAAGATTTTAATATAGCAAGCCCAATTGATAATATCTCATTAGATATTGGTGCTAAAAATGTAAACAGCACAGATGTGTGGGTACAAAATATTAATACCACAAGCAATGTTACTAAAGAATGGTCAAAAGTTACAGACGTTAATAGTAATGTAATTTATAATAACTTAGCTTCAGGTCAACGAGATATATTTAGTGTCAAGACTAGAGAAGATAATAAAATATCAATTTTATTCGCAGACAAAACATTTGGCAATATTCCTAAGGATACAATTAGAGTCTGGTACAGAACAAGTGTAAACAGTACGTATATTGTTAGACCAGATGATTTACCAAATAAAAGAGTACAGGTAAACTACACAGGTGCTGATGGCAACTTATATACTGCAACATTTGGCATACAGTTAAAGCAACCAATTTCAAATGCAAGTGCAAATGAAACGTTAGATGAAATAAGAGAAGCTGCTCCAAAGAATTATGCAAGTCAAGATAGAATGATTACAGCACAAGACTACAATACATTGTTAGGAAATGCAACAGGCGGTATATTAAAGATAAAGAGTATTAACAGAACATTTAGTGGGCACAGCAGATATTCAAAGTTTAGTGACCCTACAGGAACATACAGCAATTTATACCTAACAGGTAAAGATGCGGCTGTAAATAAAACGGACAAATTAATCTCAGTTTCAACAGCTTCAACGGATAGTCCGCAATTAGTATATGACAAACATATTAAGAATATATTAAATAATGATGAATTTGTTAATTTATATTATATTGGATTTCGTAATGCATTTACAACATTAAGAGATACAACGCATTCTTACACTCCTAATTCAGTTGTATGGCAGAATCCAAGCGAAACAGCAACAGGATTATTAACTGGTTATATCACAGAATCTGCAGTTATTACAAGAGTTGGAACTACAGCAACAGATTATATGAAACATATTACGCCTGGCGCATTGATTGAATTTACATCAGGTAGTACAACTAAGTGGGCGAAAGTAGTTGATATATTTGCACACGGACTTGGTATAGAAGGAACAGGAGTTGCAGCAGGTTCGCCAACTGGCAAACGAGCAGACGGCACTGGTGCAATTACATTAGATACTGTAATTCCAGACAATGCAACAATTAATATTATATACCCTGCATTAGCTAGAACGTTTTCTGTAAAAGAACAAAATCTAATATTAGCTTATATAAAAGCAAATAGATCGTTTACTATAAGATATGATTATATAAATAAAAACTGGTTAGTTGATACTAGCCCTGCTGTATTTAATGCAGGCGATGCCTTTCCAACATTTGATACCCTGCCTACAAGCTGGGTAGTTTATTTTAATTCTACAGGAACAGCATTTGATATTTACTTAAGAACAACGAGAATTAATTTTAGTAGTGCTTCAGTAAAACTAGGAAACATTACAAATGAATTAGAACTAGGAACTTATACTAAAAAAGCAAAACGTGATAAGATAGGGTTAATTGGAGTTAGCTCTGGAAGCATAGCTACTATTGGTTCTTACTATGTTTACGGATTTGAAAATACAGATTCAACTATTTACAGATTAACATTAATAGATGGAAACGCTGACAGTAGACCAGACAACCCTGATGTGTTTATTGAAACATCTGCAATTGGAACCACAGGCTTAAACTTTGAATGGGAGCACATTGCTTCTGAAAACCAAGTAGTTGATCCTAGCTTTACAAATGTTATAGATGTATTTGCATTAACAAAAGCATATGATACAGAATATAAAAACTATTTAAAAGGCACAGTATTAGTCGAGCCACTTCCACCCACTAGTTATGAACTAGGAATGAAATTTACAGGTGTAGTTGAAAAGAAAGCAATTAGTGATACTATTGTCTTTAAACCAGTTAAGTATAAACCAATGTTTGGTAATTATGCAGAACAGCATCTTCAAGCAAAGTTTAGAATAATTAAATTGTATGGTTCGAATATTACAGATAGTGATTTAAAATCAAGAACCGTTACTGCAATCAATAACTTTTTTGATGCAAGTAATTGGGATTTTGGTGAAACATTTTACTTTACAGAACTGGCAGCATACGTACACAAGCAACTTGCAGGTGTGCTAAGTAGTTTTGTTATTGTCCCACAGGGTACTAATAGCGGCTTTGGTGATTTGTTTGAATACACACCAAACAGTAACGAACTTATTATACCAGACGTAGACACTGACGACATAGATATTATTGAAAACATTACAGCCACAAACATTAGTAAAACAGGATATTAACAATGAAAAAGAAAGCAGGCCAAAATTCAGTTAACAATATAAAGACAAGTAAGTTTTTACCGAAGGTATTTCAAACAGAGTTAAATAAAAATTGGTTAGACAGTACATTAGATCAAATGGTTTCAAAAGGACCGCTTGAAGATTTAAATGGTTATATTGGAAGCAGAACAGGCAAGGATGCATTATCAACTGATACGTACTTGGAACCAAAGTTTCATAAAGCATTACGTACTAAGAACCAATTACAACCTGGAGTTATCTCATATGACAACAGTGACAATGTAACTAATATGATTACATTTGACGATGTTGCACATTCTATTAATGAGAACTTTGCTACATATAATTATAATGCTGCTTATGCTTCTAGCTTATATAGTTTTAATCCACCAATTGACATTGATAAATTTATTAATTATAAAAACTATCACTGGGTAGAAGAGTTGCCGGTATACGAAAGTATATGGACAGGCGCTGCTAAAAATCCAACAACAGATATAGCAACAGGATTATCTACTATAACAGACGACAACAATACGTTTACTGTTGAAGAAGGCATGCTAATTAAATTTACTGGGTCAGGACATGCGGCTATATTAAACAAAACATATTTAGTATCAGGTTCAACAGGCAAACATAGATTACACGAATATTTTAATGCTACTGGAACTAGAGTATATAATAATACAGTAAAGCACACACAATCAACTGATGGAGTATATACTAATCCAAAAATATTTAATGTGAGCCCAGGCACTGCTACTACATACACAGGAACACCAGAGGCTAGAATTACAGCCTTTAATGCAAACACATCAAGGCTTCCAATATTTGATGGCTTCCTTTTTGATACAAGTATTGATAATCCTACTCAACTTGCTAACAATGTATTTGTAAAGTTTACCGGAAGTTGGACACACGGTGCAACTAATAATACAGATATATTTTCAGTAACAGTTGATCCTACTTCTGGTGATGTTGCAATAGCATCCGCAACTACAAAAGAATTAGCTGGACTAACAGTATCTCCAACAAATAATGTAATGTATAACAGCGGATTACCAGTAACTCCATTAAAAGATTATATTGTTGTTGCAAAACATGACGCACTTCAAAGTGCATGGAGCAGAGCAAACCATTGGGTAAACATCAGCACAATTAATAAGTTAAAAACATTACTACCTAATTATAATTTTTCTGAAATACTAAAACAAACCAGACAAGCACTTAGACCTATTATTGAATACAACGCTGGACTAAACATGTGGGAATGTAGCAAACACGAACATAACGAAGCAGATACCCAAGCAGAAAATAAGTTAGCAGTTGACCATGGCGTTACCGCAGCTGAATCAGCAACAATAGCAGCATTTGCAGCAGGTACTACTTATGTTTACATAGACGGCACAGACCTTAAGTATTACACAGTAGGAGCTACACCAGCATCTGTTACATTAACTAACAACAATACATTCTCTATTAAGAATAGTACAAATAGTTTATGGAATGATGCAGACGTATTTGTAGAAGCAGGCGTAATTAAATTAGCACAACAAAAAACTAAAATAAATCAATACCCATTGTATAGATTGTATAATCAAGAAGGCATTGGATTAGAAAACATAAACGGTATTGGATTCAAAGGCGCAAATATATTTGGATACAAAAAAGGAACTGGAACAGTATTAGACAGCGAACTAGGAAAAGTATTATGTTTTAAAGATACACCAAAGGGTGGCGAGTATGAATTTGAAAACTTTATTATAACTAAAAAGTATTTAAATAGTTTCCAACATGTTGAAAATGATAACTTATCACACACTAAAGCCCAAACAGGTTATACGTTGTTTAAACAGAGTGATGTATTAAAATCAATATACACACCGGCTGGTAAATCAGCAGGTGCAAGTGAACACATTCAATACGAAATAACAATTGATGATGCTCCATTAGTAATTCCTTATGGACAAAGTAACTGGAGACCAACACAATCGTATTACGTTCATTCAGATGCAGTTAGATATCAATCATCTGGCGATCAGCTTGCTATAACAATTGTTAATAGTGATGGTGTACAATCTACAGCAAGAGTAGGTACAGCTAGCCTTTATATGGTAGGTGTAGGACAAGAGTTTGTGTTGCATAATTTAACAAGTGATACAATAACATTTTCCACACAGTCTGAAATTACAACTACAACAGTAGGAACAACTACAACTATAACAACAAGTGCATCTAGTAACAATAAACAATTTGATGTATTAGTTAATGGCGTACTTTTACAAACATTTTTCATAACAAATAAATGGGATAACTTATTTCATAAAACTATAGTTAATGGTAAGGAAGTATTGAATTCACAAGAAACACAAAATGCTGCTTTTACTACTACTACAATTGATAATAGTATTTTTAAGAAAGGCGACATTGTAGATTTTTATTGGAATAATAACAACTTAACAAATAAAACAACAAATACAAGTTTACCAGATGTGCTAACTCATAACGTACACAATACTCCAATAAGCACATTTACAATAAGTGAAACACTTAGCCATTGGGAAAGCAAATTAAATGCTATGCCAAACTTTAGCGGCAACACATTTGGTGAGAATAACTTTGCAAGTATTCCACATACTCCATATTACGGAGGCACTATCTTTATGTCAGAAGATATTAGTATAATGAATGATATTAATTATTCTGACAGTAAACTAAGTATCACTGGTGCATTAAACGAACAGGCAAATGATTATGTAGGTTTTAGAAACAGAGTTATAGCACAAGCCAGACGAGTATATAGTACAACAGGTGCTACAAGTATACAAAACTTAACTGACAAAGCAATACAACAAGTTATTAAAAATAAACATGATGATGGTTTATACAAAGCGTCTAACATGCTGTTTACACAAACAGATGACATGCAATCGTTTATAACAAAAAATGCTACAACAACAAAATTTAAAACAAGATATATATTTAATGGTGATCTTAATATTAGAGACCATGTATATGTCTACTTAACAGAAAGCTCTAGTAGAAAACTTCTTCTTAAGGATACTGATTACACTATTAACGGTGATACAGTTTTGTTAAGCACTGCGCCAGGAACTAATGCAGTTGTAGAAATTTATTATTCTCAAATGGACGAGCCTTGTTTTATTCCACCTAGCATGGTAAAACTTGGATTAGCATATGGTGTTGAACCACAAGTTAATAATAATATTCTTTATACACATGACGGCATGCAAATAGATGTAACTGGAAAAGATATTGAAAATATAAATGCTGGTGCAACATTTGATCCAGTTAATGCGGTAATATTTGAAATGGAAAAGCGTATATTTGCTGGACTAGTTAAAGAAGACAGCATGTATGCTGAACGCGAATGGTCACCGCCAAGTAACGAAACAACTATATTAGCTAGAGAAAGATATTCATCACCAGTTGAGTTTATTCCATCTATGCATGCAAGCACGTGGTTTACATTAAATGATTTAAATAATTATTTAGAAAAATATTACTACCAATGGGCAA